GTGGCTAAGGTCTACACCGCCGTACAGGGCGATACATTCGAGTCAGTAGCCCGTAAGGTTTACGGCACTGACCAAGGCACCCAGCTTATACGCCAAGCGAACCCAGGCATTATAGAACCTTTTGCGGCGGGGCTTGAAGTTCGAGTCCCCGACCAAGCAGGAACCCCGAAAGACCGACCCCAAAGCGCACCCACTGACAACGTGGACGAAATAGCCGTTGTGATCGAGGCTGAGCGTTTCCGCTTTTGGCAGACGGTCGACATTATCCGAACGCTTGACAGCGTAACAACGGTCGAATTTATAGCGCCGTTTGAGCCCGATCAGTCGCAGTTCAGAGAGACTTTTAAACCGTTTAGCTATAAAGACGTAAGCGTATTAGCAGACGGCGAACAGCTTTTCGCGGGGACTATGGTAGCCGTGCGGCCACAAGTGCGCGAGTCCGAGCGTACCGTCGCCGTTAGCTGCTATTCGCGCGCGGGCGTCTTGATGGATTGCACCCCGCCGGCGTCTCAGTTTCCGCTCGAGTATAACGATCTAACATTACGCGAGATAGCATTAAACTTGCTAGGGCCGTTTGGCTTGCCGCTGCAGTTCGATGCTGAGCCAGGCGCCCGCTTTGAACGTGTGAGCATTTCAGCAGGGCGGCGCGTGTGGGGCTTTTTAAGCGACTTGGTAGGGCAGCGTAAAGCCGTTATGAGCTCAACGCCTGACGGTGGCGTACTAATCGACACCCCGTCTACTGGCGGGCAGCCGGTGGGCGTATTCACCCAAGGCGACCCAGGCCCCATAACTTCGGTGCAGCCGTTCTTTTCTGAGCAAGAATACTTTAGCGATATTACCGGCCTAGAGCCCGTGATCATCGGTGCAGCAGGATCAGCCCACACGGTCAAGAACCCGCGACTTAAAGGCGTAACGCGCCCGTTTACATTCACGGCGCAAGACACCGAAGCGGGCAACTTACCCGAAGCCGTGGAGACGAAAGCCGCGCGCATGTTCGGTAACATGGTCAGTTACAAGATCCAAGTCGGAACCTGGCGCGACCCTAACGGCAACCTGTGGGAACCTAACACAACGCTAAAACTAGAATGGCCCGACGCCATGATCTACAATCAAACCGAGTTCTTGATCCGCGACGTAGTGCTAAGCGCGACAGATAATCGCCGTAGTGCTACACTGACTATTGTACTTATCGGCTCATTTAGCGGGCAAATACCGGAGGCGCTACCGTGGCAGTGATCGCAAGGCTTTTAGAGTTTGTCCGCGCTACCCGCAGAGGCGTACCGCAAAGCGACGCTAAGGTCGACATGGGCGGCGGCGAGACCGTGAACGCCTTGCATTTCTCGATCCCGAACAGCGATTCGCGACCGCTCCCCAGCGATTACGTACTGGCTTCGCACTTGCGCCAGACAGGCCGCTACGCCAGCTACGGCTATCACGACCCAGCAAACGCCAAGCAAGCCGAGCCCGGCGAGCATATCAGCTATGCGCGCAAAACCGACGGCGCTATCGTCTGCCGCATGTGGTTAAAGAATACGGGCGAGGCGACGCTATACAACGACGCTGGGTCTGTAACTTTAAGCCCTGACGGCGCCACTACGGTTACCAGCGAGAACGCTACTTTTACGGTCTCACAGGACGGCAGCATTAAAGGCCAGAACGGATCGGGGCAATTTGAATTGCAGGCGGGTGGTGACT